TTCTTGTTCCCATGTCCAATCGCTGAATTTCTTCAAGAAACAAGTAAAACATTGCTTTATATTTTCTGACTGTGCTAAATATATCACACCTTCCTGGGTACAGAGCCATTCGAATGTATATTGACCGCCATCTTTCCGAACACATTTACTGCCACCATCCTCTGTCGAAGCCCATAAGTGTGTATATAAGACTACCCAAAACACCAAAACCAACAACAAGAACCACTGTAAGTAAGATATACCCAATAATTTTCTCCTGTAATAGTTTCCTATCATATATCTCTTTCTGTCGCCTCTTACGGATTTGCCCCTCCATCTGAAGTAACTCATCCCAAGACTTTGAGCCATGCGTAAACATTAAAAACTGTTTTAACTCATACCTTTGTTCTTCAAGCTTCTTCTTCGCTGCAAAAGCCTCTATAGCCTCTGATTCAATACTACCACCACCAAAGACCTTACGGAACATAGTAGGGTTCTTAGCAGATTTATGTGCTGCATCCACATCACTAACCGCACCCATCCAACGGGACAGGTCTTGCGTCATCGATTCTAAATCACGCCCCGCTTGAAACGCACGTTTAATCCCCGCAAAGGCGGTGGATGCCGTGCTGACGGCAGCCGTGATCGTAATAGGGTCAAACATTTTAGCCTCGTTGTTGTGTTGACTGCCTTTGTACGTCTATTCTTTCTCTATTTACTTGATTTCTTTCGTCAGCGACTTCTTCCTGCAATTCTAATCTTGCAGCGTCGGTTGCAGCTCGTTGTTGCAGTTTCATCTGCTCAAGCTGTAATTTCGATTGCTCTACACTTGCATCATTTTCTGCTTGCTTTTGTTTAATAGCAAGTTCTTGCATTCGTATCTTTACGAGTGGATCTTCCTGCACCTGTTGTGGTGGGGCAACCGCAGCCATGACCTCCTTCATTAGCTGTACTTCTATCTGAGCGACCCTTTCTTCAATGGAGGCGGGGTCGTTAGCTCCTTGTTCTAATTCATTCATATACGTCTGTCCAGTTATAGGATCAATCTGTCCTTGCTGTACACCTTGTTGCAGCCCTTGCGCTGCCTCGTTTACTTCTTTTTCTACCATCGCTCTTGCTTTGTACGCTATGTGTTCTTGAAGATGTGAGTAGAACGTACCCATAACTTGTGGAGATGTCGCTACCAAAGGTGTCTGCATAAAGGTAGTATGTACCAATATATGAGCATCGTGACTTTGTTCCGGAAATACTTGTAGTAACTCACCCGCCAAGGCTCTCGCATTTTCAATGGCAGGGTCAGTTGGCTGTGGTTGCGGTGGCGGTGGAAGAATCTCCTCAATGTTTTGTACCTCCAGAGCTTGGTACATACGTCTGTAAGCAGCATGAACATTATGTACTTGTGGGTTAGATTGAGCTAGTTGTAGCTGAGTTTGAGCCAGAGTTACTCTCTGAGCCATAGAAAATATGTTTGGATCGCTTACGGGTAATACATCCACCCGTGCATCAAAGTCTGTTGATTTTACTTGTTGCTCTGCTCCTGCAACCTCATACGGATAAAGAGGAGGTAAGTTCTCTGCAAAGATCCTTGCTAACAGCCTAAACTCCGTCTTCTGAGCATAGTGCAGCCTTTTGTGGATTGCTGACATAACCTTCATGCCACGCTCTAATAGGGCTACAGTAGTACCTACGGGAGCGTTCTGTTGGTTTCCTTCACCTATCTTAGCATCTGCGATAGAAACAAAGCGTCTACCACTCTCTATCAACGTGCCTAGAAGCTGTGCCAGTGTTCCAGAAGGTTCCTTATATGGTAACGGGATTATAGCGTCACGGATATTACCCCCAGGGGCATCAATGTCCCTAAACTCACCGGGCTGTAAAGGTTCGTCATCGTTTCGTACTCTTACGCCCCGTGCCTTAAAACCTGCGGGTAAATTAGCTAACGTGCCCGCATCAATCAACTGTCTTAAAATACTCGTGGTTGCTCTTCCTAGTCCACCGAGCATATGTATCAATCCAAAACCGTAGAAACCTAGACCAGGCATGAACTTGTAATGGACAAAAAATTGCCTCTTTCTCTTCAATTGGTCGCCTTCGTCATAATTTCTACGGATAGACAATATCTCACCACTGTCCTTGTGTAGGGTCACAACATACGGCAGTTTCAATCCTGTCGGCTGTCCGTTTGCCCCCATATCCTCAAAACCCTCTATATCTAGATCAGAGTGACACTCAAGAATAGTGTGTGTTTCTTCAGAGTATCCCTTAGACATACCCTCTATTTCGTTTTTCTTTTCCTCTACTGTCGAAGCGTCTTCTTCAGAGGCAGATACTTCTATGTCTCTATATACTCCACCAAGTTGTAACTTACGCAGCTCGTTCTCGTCCATACGCAAAACATGAGTAACACGAGACGCTGTCTGTACATCACTTGCAGAATACGGAATAACCAAGTCTTGAGCAGGTATAAACTTCGATACGGCTCTTTGTTTCGTAGGATCAAAGTACACTTTCTTGAAGGTTGACCCAGACAAAGGTAAGTAAAAGAGCATTTGGTCTGTGTCTGGATCGAATTCCTCCATCACTTCCGTGATCTGGTAATTCATGAATTCTTTTATTCTACCCGCTTGGGCTTCTCTATCTGGGGTCTTTTCACCCAAAATCTGGGTTTTTATAGGCCCACCAGACGGTAATAACTCTTTGTAGGCTTGTGACTGAAACTGGGTTACGGATTCGGATATAAGAGGGTGAGTTACCCCACTTGCACCTTCAAAAGGCTCTGTTCTATCGTCATACTGTACGCCAAGCAGATCTAGACCCTTGGTATAGGTATCTTCCCACTCGGACCTTGATTCTTGGTCTTCTTCGAAAGAAGCTCGTATATCTGAGGATAATTCGCCTAAAGTAGCGTCATCCAACGCTTCGGCTAGATTAGCGTTGTGGTCATACGCTTCTGCCATGACTTCCATAGGCTGTTGCTCCATAAGAGCTTGAACAATCGCACCACCTTGCCCATCATCGAGAACCTCGGCTCCTCCCTCAAATTCTTGAGGCATATTAACATCAATCTCTACAGACGCTTCATCCACGTCCACTTCTGGACTAATACCAGAGTCAACTAACGCTGCAAGAGGATTACGTTCTTCTGCCACTAAAACACCCCTTTAAAGTTATAGCCTGCTTGTCCACGGCTCATGTCTACTAGATTACCATTATTATATCTAATAATACCGCCATAAGCTTTTTTGGTTCCTTGCTGAAGCTCTTTAAGTTTTTCAAGTTGTTCATCTGATAAAAGTCCTTTGTCTTTTAGCTTCATAAGTTTGGCTACTAGGTCTTCTTCTTTTTTATCACCCATCAATAGGTTCCTTTGAAATTAGATACAGAACCGCCCCTGTTATATTTAACTACACCACCTTTTTTTAAGGCTTCAACTTTTTCCACGTCTTTATCTGAAATGCTGTTTGCGGACTTATCGTTTTTTAAAACTTTAGAAACCGTAAATCCAAGACGTTTTCTAAGCATATCAAAGTTCTTTCTACCCTCATCCGTGTTTTTTATAATAATTCCTTCTTTATCAGCTAGTTTTCTTATCGCTGTTACTTGTTCAGGTGTTAGTCCTGCCATCTTCTTCTCCTTCTTCCTGTTCTCTCCATGCGTCTCTAATTGCTAAGATTGTTTCTAAATGTTTCTGCGGATCATACTTTCTATTCTCCGATGCTTTTCTGATTTCTTCCTCAGTTTCAGCCATTAGTAATAGTTCCTCATCTTAGGTATATAATCCTCTTCTTCGTCCTCTCCGTCAAGATAAATAAAGCCACCCTTACGAAAACGCATCAGAGCCATTGTCATACTATCACAAAAGTCGTCATGATCACCATACGGGAAAGAAGCGATTTCTTCAATAACTTCTTCAGCAAAACTCTTGTTTTCGGGTGCCCAAACCTTACCCGCCTCGAACAATGGAGCCACCATATGCATTCTAGTTGTTTTGTCGTTGCCTTTTCCTGGTGAAAACCCCAAAGCAGGGATGTTATGAAGGCGTAATTCGTCCATAAGGGGTGTACCACTGGCTTTTGCCTCTATAATCACCATATCTGGCTCCCAATAATCGTATTCTTCATACGCCTCACGCTTTAATTCGGGAAAACTCCACCTTCCACGCTTCGCATCCATCAAAATTATATTGTCGGAGCCGTCTTTCTCGGATGTAAAGACCCCCCACGTCGTTATAGCACTGTAATCCGCACTTTCTTTCTTCGAAAACGCTGTATCGTAGCTTTGAATGATGTATTTCACGTCGGGGATGTCATCTTTCTCCCACATATTCCACCATTCCTTCTTGACAATCGCTCCTTCTTCCGAAGTTGGCTGTTGTTGCCACTGTGCCGACCATTTTGCAACGGGTAATGACGCTTTTATGCCCAAAAGTGTGTCTTTATCCCAAAATTCGGGCCATAATGGCTTGTCAGAGGGCATAATTGCAGGAAACTCGACCACTTCCCACTGATCTGACATTGTATCGCTCCCTTGAGCCGCCAATAATCGCCCTGTCAAGTCTTTTTTACCCCATCTCGTCATAACTAGGATAATTGACCCCCCAGGCTGAAGACGCTGTCGAGGCCCAGAGGTATACCATTCATACGCATTGTCAAATGCCGACTCTGATAGTGCATCTTGCTCCGAGTGTGGGTCATCAATAATAAATAAATCCGCACCACGGCCCGTGACCGCTGCTCCAACGCCCGCAGCAAAGTACTCGCCCCCTGCTGATGTCTGCCATCTTCCCGCAGATTTACTGTCTTCCTTCAATGTCGTATTGGGAAATATGTCCTGGTACTGTGGATCGGCAATCAAGTCTCTTACTTTTCGACCAAAGCGTACTGCCAGTTCCGTATTATGGGTTGCTTGGATAATTTTTAACTTAGGGTTCCTTCCCAAAAACCATGCGGGCATCATAAAAGACGCAAATTCAGATTTAGAATGACGAGGAGGCATATTCACAATGAGCCTCTTAATCTCGCCCCTCGCTACTTTCTCCAGTTTTTCTGCAATTACCCTATGGTGTCTGCCCTCTATAAATCCATCATACACATGATGGGCAAACGGCATAAACTTCTCCTGTGCCTTTTCACGGATATCCATTTTCTTTTTGGCTTCCGTAAGAAGAAGTACCTCTTTTAGTACCTCTTCGGGAACTGCTTGGTAGTTCATGATCTAACGGGTGCGATATTCCCTATTGGTGCTCCGATTGGAGGTGTCAATGTAAATGGATATACATTCGGTATAGCCGAAATACCTCCAGTTGCAGGTGCGGGAGCCGTGGTTCCTGGTGCAGGGGGCGTGGTCACTGGCGGTGCAGGTGCCACTATCGGTACGCATATGTTTTGCACTGGATCAAACTTAAAGCCCGGTGGACATTGGATCGGGGACGGTGCTCCACCACCCATTTCTGCACTTGGCGAGGGTACGCCTCCACCAACGTAGGGTCCTGGTCCGGGAACCTGTGTAAAAGGATTTATTTGCGCGGCTGATGGACCTTTATAGTTCGGGTCGCCTCGAAGAACGTCGCCTACGAATCCTACAAAATCAGAGAAACTAAAATCAGAAATCTTCTTCCCTAATTCTTGTAATCTTTGTCCTATTGTCTTTTTCTGTGCTTCTTCTTGTTTAGTTCCTGTTTTACCGCTTTGTAAAAGAGACGCTATCTTAGTAGCATTCCCAGGACCGGGAGGAGGAAAGTCTTGCGTAGCTGTGCTTGAAAACATATTTATTTCGTTTGGATCGGGTCTTTGTCGTGCGTCTATAGTCTCTAAGCCTGGACCTATAGGAGGAAAGTCTGGTGTAGCCGTGGTTCTTGCAAACATGTTTATTTCGTTTGGATCGGGTCTTTGTCGTGCATCAATCGTCCTTAGAGGTCCTACTATAGGAGGAAAATCTTGCGTAGCTGTAGTCCGCTCGAACATACTCATCTCATTTGGGTCGGGTCTTTGTCGTGCATCAATTGGAGATGTTCCTCCACCCATCGTTACAAAATCGGGAGCATTTGATGCCATCAATGTAGGAACTGCTCTTCTTAGTGCTGCCATTGTAGGATCATACGCAGGTGCGTCTGGGGGGAATCCCGTATCAGAGCCAGGAGGTATAAATCGCCTCCCTCCCATGTCATCGTAGAAAGGAACAGAGTCTGGTTGAAGAATCATAGGGTCAGGATTATTATAAAGGGAAACATAAGCAGGTTCTGCAAACATTCTTTCAGAACGAACTTGTTCTGGAGACACGCCCGTGCCGCCAGAAGGTGAGAAAGACATTCTCCTATCTGCAGGTCCTTGAACCGTGGGCATAGTGCCAGAGGTTGAAGAAGAAGGAGTAAAGCTAGGAGAAAAAGTTTGTTCGGGTCTTGATCCCCCCGTCAAAGCTGCTATGCCACTACCGAAACGCTGTAAATCTCTAACTGCTGCATTGGTGCTCGCTCCAGAACCCATAGGGCCATCGAAACTAGGAACTATAGATGTCTCTGGCTCAGAGTAAACGCCTGGATCAAAAGATTTTCCGTATATGCTAGGTCGTACATCTGGAACAGTGTTTGGCTGTCTGCCACCCATTGCCCCTGGAGATTGACCATAATTTGCACCACCTACATCTCTACCGGCACCGCCTACGTCCGTGTCTACTCCACCGCCACTCTGTGATTCACCCATACTTTATCTCCTTATATCGTACCATGCTTCTCGGTTCCCCCTTTTCGCATAAACGCGGTTTACATGGGGATATTCATTCTTTAAAAACTCATACAACTGCCTACCAATATAAAGTACACTATGATGGGCTACCATGTCTAGTATCTTTAACACAGGTCCGTCGGTTCTTGCAAATACTTGTTCACCACAATATTCCCCAGTAACCCGTTCCTTCTGTGTAAAAAACGCCCAAGTGACAAATGCATAAGGTTCCTTGTCCTTGTAGAAAACTTTAATTTTTTTGTTTTTTATTGCAGGAAGTAACCTCCACGCAATTGTCTTCGCGGGTAATTCCCTATAAACAGGGTTCCTTGTCCACAGACCTACGGCATCTAACAGAAGTTTATTGCTTCTTTCTGTTTGATTTTGCGGAAACGACTCTAAGGTTCCCTTTACCGTTGTTTCTGGGATTTCCATCTTTATGGTCGATGTGTGTGCCATCACCCTTCTTTACTCTTCCTGATCGGATCGCCCGTCGTCGGTTCTTGTTCCTCAGTGCACGTTCCTGCTTCATACGAGTACTGGAATGATATTTTCGGTACTCGGTCTTGTAGTTGACCTTTCTCTTCTTCCTCGTCGTTGACTTCTTTTTCCTAGTTTCTGCCAATGCCGTGCCTGTGATAAGTTGCTGTTGCTGTTAGTGATAAGTTAGTGTACCCGAAACGAAATTATATGTAAATGAATTTACAAATCTTAGCCAGACAGCGCGACTGTGAGACGACCGCCCCCAAATATATGGGGGTGCCCCCTCCCGATCCGACCGACATCGAGAACGATTCCCCAAAGTAACCCCTATGTGAT